CTGGTGGCGCTGCAGTACAACGAGCTGCAAATTGACGTGGTCATGCGCCCCGTGCGCGAGCTCTTTGTCACGCGCGACGTCACGCATCCGGCCGCCACGCCCGCCGAGGTCGCCCGGGCGCCCTTCATTCAGCCCAACTTCAACGAGCAGGAGTACCAGTTTTACCGCTTCCTGCAGCCGCCGCCCGCCGCCGACATCACCACGTCCGACGTGTACGACGACAAGCGCACGGACTGGAACGCCGACGTGCACCTGCTGTCCACGTATTGCTTTCTGTCGGCCGAGGAGTCGCGCGTGTTTGCGTCCCAGGAGCAAAAGTACTTGCTCAAGGAAGCGTACGAGTGGGAGTACAAGAACATCACGGGCAGCCACCGCGTGGAGCTGCAGAACACCATGGGCATGGTGGCCACGTGGATGCTGCTGTTTCAGCGCAGCGACATCAACCTGCGCAACCAGTGGAGCAACTACACGAACTGGCCGTACAGCGGCGTGATTCCGGACGACGTGGTGCCCGCTGCCAGAACCGGCACGTACGCGAACCCGTGCCAACCCAGAACAATTGGACCCGGCGTGGAGCCGGATGGCACAACGTCAACCGGGCTCTACGTAACGCAGGACTACAACGTGGAAAACCAGCGCGAGATTCTGCAGCAGCTCGGCATCCTGCTGAACGGCTCGTACCGCGAGAACATGCTGGAATCCGGCGTGTACAACTACGTGGAAAAGTACATCCGCACCACGGGGTCCGCGCCGTTCGGGCTCTACATCTACAACTTCGGGCTGGAGGCGAGCAACGCCGCGTACCAGCCCAGCGGCGCCATCAACATGAGCAAGTTCTCCACCATTGAGCTGGAATTCAGCACGTACGTGCCGCCGCTGGACCCGAACGCCCAATCCTACACCATTTGCGACCCCGACACGGGCATCCCGGTGGGGGTCAACAAGCCGCAGTGGCGCATCTACAATTACAACTACGACCTCACGGTGCTGGAGGAGCGGTACAACGTGCTGACGTTCATCGGCGGGAACTGCGCGCTCATGTACGCCCGATAAATTGCGTAATCGGGGAAAAGTTGCAGTTTAGCGCGCACTCATAATAAGCATACTAATAATAATAATAATATTATAATAATGTAGTATTATAATACTTGCGCGCCAACATAAAAAAAATGTCAATGCCAATGACCAAACTCAGCGATGTACAGGCGCAGTCGGATGAACCCACGCCGCCGCACGTATTTGGCGATTATTTCAAGTTAATTTTGAAAATATTGGCAGGATTCATCCTGTTTTGTTGGACCACCACGTCCAATTACTTGAACTCGCTGCACATTGACACCAACACCATGTATCCCGTGTTTGGAACAAAGGAAGTGCGCACCGATGGTGCAGAGGTGGGCTCCGTGAAAATGAAACCAGCCGATAAACAAACCGGATTTACCAAACTTGAGAATTTTGGATACCAGCCCGGGCGTCATTTTATTTCAGAACAACTTTTGAGCCGCAAGTCCGACAATCCGTCCAATCCATACGCCACGTGGTTTGATCCAGGGCCCATCAACATGTCCAAAAAGGAGGAAGTCATTGACAAAATCGGGCCGCGGTGGTGGTTGGAACGCACCCAGCAGTCGTGCTATCAGCTGGGTGGCCTGATTTTGCACAGCGTTTTTAATTTTTTCAACGGGCACGTGCAAAGTCTTGGAAAAACCAGCGAGTCCGACTCCCTCATTGTTAAACTATTTTTGTTTATAAAGTGGTTCATATTCGGCCTTTTGTCCAATATACTGTTTGCATGTTTTTTGGCGCTCGTGTTTTTAATCTGGATTCCTGGATTTATTGGGGGCGTCACCGCGTTCATGCCCCGGACGTACTTCATACCGTCCATTGGAATTCAATTAATCATGCAAGCAGTCGTTATGTTTTGTTCATTTGTGTTGACGTGCGTCGCCAGTTTTGTGCTGGCGGTGCCAGTCCTCTATTCGCTGGGGCATTTATTGTACATGCTGTTTTTCAAACAGCTGAACGACGATCCCGCTCGGTTTGGAGACGAGCTGTTGAAGCGAATGAAACAGCTGGTCGCCATTTACGTCGTCGTGGCACTTGTCGCGGCGTTTGCATCCAACCACTTGCCGGATGAAACCAAAAAAACGATTGGGACCGTGTTTACAGTCATCATGATTTACATGGTGTACAACCAGTTTATGTCCAAATCCAAATCCAGTCCCTAGTGAAGTACATGCATTCGCGTGCATAAATACATAAATACATACATAAAATATCATAATAAAACCATTCCCTCCTGGTGTTATTATTACAGACGACAGACGACAGAATACAATGCATCCATTTGTCAGCGTGTGCACGCCCACGTTCAACCGCCGCCCGTTCATTGCCGCCATGCTGCAGTGCTTCAACCACCAAACGTACCCGCGCGACCGCATGGAGTGGATCATCATTGACGACGGCACCGACCCCGTGGAGGACCTCGTGTCGCAGCATCCGTGCGTGAAATACTACCGGCTGGACGAAAAGATTTCCCTCGGCAAGAAGCGCAACATGATGCACGAAAAGGCGAGCGGCGAAATCATTGTCTACATGGACGACGACGACTACTACCCGCCCGAGCGCGTGTCGCACGCGGTGAGCACGCTGCTGCACCACAAAAAACGGAAGACCGGCGTCAAACTGGCGGGCAGCAGCGAAATGTGCATTTATTTCAAATCAGAAAACCGTAGGTTTTCCGAACCTTTCCCTTCAGACACCACACCCCCAACCCAAGGCCGCGACCAAATGGTGCAGTTCGGCCCCTACGGTCCCAACCACGCCACCGCCGCCACGTTTGCGTTCTGGAAGGAGCTGCTCGCCGAACTGCATCTGGCGTACGACGAGGACGCGTGCCTGGCCGAAGAGCGCGCGTTTTTGCGCGGGTACACCGTCCCCATGGCGCAGCTGGACCCCACCAAAGTCATTCTCGTGTTTTCGCACGAGCACAACACGTTTGACAAGCGCACGCTGCTGCGAAATTTGGGCAACAAAGACTCCGGCATGCGCGTCAGCGAAAGGACGGTGTCCGATTTCATAAAGGAACCGGACCTGCTGCAGTTCTACATGCACGACGTGGATGCGGCACTGCAAACATACGACCCCGGACACCCGCGCATGAAACCCGATGTGCAGAAACAAATACAAGAGAAAATGCACCAGTCCGGCCAGTCCAACCAGAATGCCCAGAATGCCCAGAATGCCATATTAAAGGCCGTCATCACCTTCAAGGCTCCGAACGCGGAAAATCGTAGCATGACGGTGGAGGAGTTGATACACACGGTGCAGTCCCAGGCCGACAAGCTGGAAAAAATGCGGGAACTGTGCAACAAAAAAGTACGCGAGAATTCGGACCTGCTCGCCACTATCAAGGATCGGGACGAGGTCATTGCAGCGCAGCTGGAAACCATTGAGCGGCAAAGCGGGCTGCTGGATGCGACATGATTTGGGTTTTATGCCTCCCAGGCGTCATCCTCCGCGTCCTCTTGCACAACCTCGCTGGGATACGTGCATTTGTTCAAATAGCGCTGCATGCGCTGAATGTCCAGCTTCGTGATTTCAAATTCGTCAATGAGGTCCTCCATTTGTTTTTCGCCGGTTGGACCGCCGGCAAACATGCGCATGAAAAAAGCGAACAAGTCTTTCTTGTCCATGCCGAATTTTTGGCACATCATTTGAATGAACAGGGCGTTGTTGTATTCGGTGCTGTATTTGGTGAGCACCTTGGTAAACCGCACTTCCGACGGGTTGAACACGGGGCACGGGTCAAACCGGTCGTGGTACAGTTTATTGTTGTAAAAGGTTTTGATGAGCGAGCTCATTTCATTGAACTGCCAAATCTGTTTTTGAAAGGTGATGCGATCAATGTAGTCCGCAAAACAAATGTTGTCCAGCGCGTCCTTGTAAAATGCGAACGCATCCTGCTGCCGCGGCAGCTTGATCAACGCGTCCACCACGTTTTCATGCCACAGCAAGCCCACGATGGTGCGGTCCGTCTCATTCATCATCGTGGAGTGTTCGCTCAGCTTGCACGGCGCGTTGATGATTTTTTTCACAATGGTTTTGCTGTCTTCGTTGTTGGTCTTGGGCTGGAATATGGTTTGAACCAGCAGGTTGCTGTGATTGCTGTCCTCGGACCCATTGTTCAAAATGCCGCTGATGATGGAAATTTTGCGAAGGTCGCCTTGAATGAACCGAGCCACGTTCTTGTGCAGCGCCGCGTCATGGGAGTGAAGCACCGTTTTCACAATGACCCCCACTTGTTCCAGCGTCGGCATGGAGAGTTCAAACGTCACGCACACCTTCATGAGCTCCCGTATTTTTTTGTCCATGTGATGGTTCCCAATGCATATTATCGGGTTCATCGTCACGTCTTCCAGGCGCTGCTTCTTTGTTTTTTTCGGGCGCATGAGTTTGATCAGCGTGTTGATGCCGCCCTTGTCCCCGTTGTTCATGCCGTCAATTTCGTCCATCACAATGGCAATCCGCCTGGGCTTGCGCTGAAACATGGACAGCACGCTGTGCTCGCTCATGTTGTGCTTGGTTATCATGTCAATGATGGACTTGTTGCGGATGTCGCCCGCGTCGTACTTGACCGTGTCGTAGTTGAGGGATTTCAGCAACTGCACCACGAATTCGGTTTTGCCCACACCCGGATTCCCGTAAACGTATATGCCGCGCCGGATAGTAAGGTCTCCTTTCTTGGCGTGGAAATCATTGAGCGCGGCGGTTAATCCCGCGACAATCCCCTCGCGCCCAAGCACTTGGTTGTAATTTAGCGCCGTTATTGTTTCCTTTGGTTCCTTGGGTTCCTTTGGTTCCTTGGGTTCGTTGGGTCCATTGGGTTCCTTTGGTTCCTTGGATTTCACTGCCTTTTTATTCAATGCATTCATTTTCACCCGTCTGTATTAAGCATGTATTGTTGTATGTTATGTGTTCCGTGTATTTAATATTGGAATGAATCAAATTATATAAACCCCGTAAAAATAATAAAAATACATTGTATATTCTGTCAATTCAATTCAAATCAAATCAATCATGGATTCGGGTCAAGGTTCCAGTTCATTTTTGGGTGGACTCAATTTCCAGCGCATTGTGATCATCATCGCCATCATCATGCTCATCGTGGCAATGGTCTTCATTGGACACGCGCTCTACCGGCAATCCAGCGCGGGGTCGTGGCCTTCGGAAAAACCAAAATGTCCGGACTATTATACCATAGATGCTTCAGGAAATT